TGCGGCTCGCTCGGCCTCTTCGCGCGCAAGGTCAGCCATTTCGCCCATAATCAAAACCTCCAATCGAAAATGCCCGTGGCAATCACGTCGCGCCACGAGGCGATGAGCATACGCAAGATCTTCACGCCTTCGCCGTGCTCATCCGAATTTCTTGGATCAGGCCCTCGAGGTACTTGACGCGGTTGTTGGCGCCGTCGCGTTGCGCGCGGAGCGCCAGGATCAGGACCTCGGCGTCATGCAGCTCGGCGCGGAGGTCGGCCAAGGCTTCGGCAGCGAAGCGCCGGTTCGAGCAGGAGAGGCATAGCTTGTCCTCGCCGTGCTGTTGCAGGCAGCTCGACAAGTTGGCGACGGCGTAGTCGAGCGCCTCGGCCTGCAATTCGTCGAGCGGCGGGGTCTTCGGCTTGGGGCAGGCGCACGGCCCCGCCTTGATCGTGTCCTCGTGCGGGCCGGGGCACCGGCATTGCATGACGACGCGTCCGCAAACGCACAGCGTTCTTCCGTGGCTCATAGGTCCCCCAAGATCTCGGCCGTGATGCGGTCGTCGGCCATCTTCACGTAGGCCGGATTCAGCTCGCAGCCGAGGTAGCGCCGACCGTGACGCGCGGCCACCATGCCCGTCGTGCCGGCGCCCATGAACGGGTCGAGCACGATGGACCCGCGCGGCGCGCCGGCCAGGACGCACGGCTCGATGAGATCGGCCGGGAAGGTCGCAAAGTGCGCGCCCTTGAACGGCCGCGTCGTGACCGTCCATACGCTGCGCTTGGTCGCCCCTGGATCGGTGCCAGGGTCCCAAGTGTTGCCGGTCTTCGTGCGCCCCGTGTAGGACTCGGCGCCCTCGCCCGATTTCTTCGTGCCGCCGAAGCAAACGGCTTTCATCGCGCCGTTGGCTTTGCTCTCGGGGCGATTGCTGCCGGCTTGCGCGTCCAGGTTTTGCGCGATCGACGTCGCCTTGAGCGGGGTGCGGATCGCCTTGTGGTCGTAGTGATAACGAGGAGATCTCGAGAACATGAAAATATGCTCGTGCGCGCGAGTGCAACGATCCTTGATCGACGACGGCATGGGGTTCGGCTTGGCCCAAATAATCTCGTCGCGTAAATACCACCCGTCAGAACGAAGGGCAAACGCGGTCATCCACGGAATGCCGATGAGGTCTTTGTTCTTTAGATTCTTGACCGACAATCCGTAGCCGCGCGGTTTCTGCTGCATGGCTTGGTGCGTGTTCTTCGAGATGCCGTTGCCGGCGCCGCGATTGCCAGCGTAGTTGTTGTAGCTGTCCCCAAGGTTCAACCAAAGCGTCCCGTCGGGGCGCAGGATTCGCTTTACCTCCGAGAAGATCTCGACGAGCTTCGACACGAAGGCTTCCGGCGTCCGCTCCTGCCCGACTTGGCCCTCGTGACCATAGTCGCGCAGCCCGAAATAAGGCGGCGACGTGACGCACGTTTGCACGAAAGCGTCGGGCCACGTCTTCATCGTAGCGAGCGAATCGCCCTGGTAAATCTTGTCGAGTTCGATCACGGCGCTTTTACCTCGTAGTTCCCGCGCACGAATTCGACTAGCTCGCGCGGCGCCCGAATGACCCGCCCCGTGCTCGGCTTGCGCAGGACGAACGCGCCGGGCGCGACGCCGGCGACGATCCATTCGCCGCAATAATCGACGACTCGAGCACGACGCCCGATGACGCCCCGGCCAATTTGCTTTTTCATGGGTTTACCTATTACGCCAATTGTAACTGAATGTTCGTTATGTGTCAAGGGCATGACGAAAATGTTGCGCTTACCTCGGGCCGGCAGCTGCGCCGCTCGAGCACCTAGGCGGGGTATGCCTCCGCGAACGCGATGAGGGCGCGCTCTAGCCCGCTTCGCTCCGCGTCGGGCCGGTTGCGGCGCAGCGCCTCGGCCACGGCTCGCGCCTGGGCTATGCTCATGGGCCCGGACGCCATCCCGCAATTCGTCGCGCAGACGGAAAAGCGCGGGTCAAGGCCGGGCGTCATTTTGTGCCGGCAAAACCGCGCGCTCCCCGCTGGTACCTCGACGGCGTCGGGCTCCTCGGTCCCTTTCTTGGGGCCGCGCCAATAGTAGCGCCCGCCTCGGTAGAATTTTTCCATAGCTCTCCTGGGTCCGGGGAAGGGCGCGAGCCCGTGCGGCAGCTCGCGCCCTCGGACTAGACCCAGGCGGGCGTTATGGCCGCGTCGGGCGCTTCCCTCAAGAAGCGTAGGACGGCCTCGGGGACCTCTTCGCGCTTCCACTCGCTACCGTACTTGTAGCCGCACGTCGGGCACGGGCGGCATAGCAGGCCCTCGGGGTGCTCATCGGCTCGAAGCCATCCAAGCGTTTTAGTCTCGCTCGGCGGCGTCGCTCCGGGGTAGCTCGCGGCGTGGGCCTCGTAATGCTCCGGGGCTTCTGCCGTCCACGTATCCCGCCACTCTTCGAGCGCGGCAAAGCGCGCTTGATCCTTTGTCGGCCGGAATTTGCGGCCCTTCTCGAGAGCGCGCAGCGCCGCGGCCCGCGCCTCCTTCCTCTTCTCGCTCGCGGCCGGAGTCAACCACCAATGGTAGAGCGTGACTTTCTGCCCGGTCTTCTCGAGCCAACCGGCGGCGCGTTGGTGCTCGCAGTTAGGATTCATGTCGTTTAAGTGCCAGCGGTCCCAGGCAGCGCGCAGCTTTTCGACGTTCCCGCCTTCCTCCCAAAAGGCGTTGACGTGCGGCACGAAGTCGGGGCGCGCGAGCGTATCCGTGATTTGCCCGCAACCGCCGACGGCGTCGCCGTTCGACTTGGGCCCGACGACTCCGGTTATAGATAGCCGGCGGCCTTCCTTGTATTCGACCTTGACGAAGACGGGCACGGGCGGCCGGCCCGCTTCCCAATGCGGCACCGTTCCGGGGTTAAGGATCTTGGTAAAGTCTTTCATGTTAGCGGGCCTCCCGCGTGATTTTTAATAGCTCGTCGTGGGGGATGGCCGGCACGTGCTCGGGCGCTCCCTCGTCGCGCAGCCACTTCGAGACGTGGCCCGACGTGGTCCGGCTAAAATACTTCGCGCTCTTCACGTAGGCGAAGCCGAGACGGCCCGGCTTGTACGCGGCCACGGGCACGTCGTAGCTAAATAGAATCTTCCCGCCGTCGTTGAGCTTCAATATCGTGGTGCTCGGTCCCGTCCGTTCAATTTCCATAGATTAGCCCTCCTTGGGCGCAAGCACTTTGCGGGTCTTGGTCACGGTGTACGACTCCTCGACGATCTCGGAGCCCTTGAGGGTGTCAATGAACGCGAGCCGGGCGCGTTCGACGGTCTCGTCGAATTCGCGGACTAGCTTGACCTCGGCGCGTAGGTCTTCCGTTGCCCACTCGGCCAATTCCTCTTTGTCGTTGGTCCCCGTGCCCTCTCCCGTCGTGAACGTCTCATAGAAGGTATGGTTTACTCGCGCGTCGCTGTTGCATCGGCCGCATGTGTCCCCGGCCGTCTCTTCCACGGTCTTGAAATTCCTTTGCCCGCAATCCTGGCAAAAGGATTTCGACTCGGAGAGCTTGCGGCCTCCTTTATAAAGGACCAAGTAGCCGCCGCTCCTCCCGTTGAACCCGATTTGATAATTCCAATTGTGGGCCTCGGCGAATTCTCGGAGCACGGCGCGCACGTCGTCGAAGCTCTCTTCGACTTCGAGCGCCTCATACGCTTTATCCTCAAGCTCGCGCGGAAGGTTGAGCCGGTGAATCTTCACGTTCGCGGCGTAGCTTGATCCGTTGTCCCAGCTGTTCATGGTCGAATAGCGGAAGTGGCCGGCCAGGAATTCAATCATCGCGGCGCGCGTCTTGGGCGTTTTAGTTTTCATGTTATCGGCCTCCCGTGGCCAGCTGGTAATTGTCCTTGAGCGCGACGGCGAGCGCCTCGGCGTCGTTAAGCGCGTCGCAGACGTCGCGCTCTAGCGCCTGCCGTAGCGCGTCCTTCAACCAATAGGACGCGGACGGGTCCGAGAGAATCGCGGCGGCCCTGCTCATCGGATGAGGAGCCATGTTAGCGGGCCTCGGGCTCGCGGCCCAGGTACTCGGCGATTGCGTCGTCGCAGAATTCGGAAGCGTCGGCGCGGGCGCGCTCATAGTCTCCGATTTCCTCGGCGCTCTCCGCGGCCAGCGCGGCATTGAGGATATCCGCGGCGCGCTCGGTGAAGCCGTCCCAGTCGAACATTTGCGAGAGACGATCCAGCGAGCATTCCCCCTCGACAATCGCGGTCATCGCGTTAAGCTCGCGCTCGTTGAGCGTCTCGGCGCGCATTTCTTCGACGAAGGCGCGGCGCTCGTCTTTGTATTCGGTCATTGGTCGATCTCCTCAGGCCCGTGCGCTCTACTCATTGGCTGGCGCTTGCGGTGCCCGTTGCGTCTAGGAACATTGTAGCACAATCGGCGCATTAGTCAAGACCCATTCGAGTCCTATATAAAGGACGGCGCGGCGCGCAGCAAAACGCTCGCGCGCCGTGATCCGGCGCACGGGCCCGGCGCGGCCTTGGTGCTCGCGGCGCGTGGATCGTGGGCGCGCTCGCGGTGCTCGGGCCCAGCTCGGGCGCTTGTGGATACGTGGATAACCCTGGGGATTGAGCCTTTGGCCGGGCCCGCGGCCTCGTAGGATGCCCTAGGCCGCTTCCGGGGGTGTCTAGGCATGGGTCGGACGGGTCCGCAAGTGCCTTATAAGTGTAAGACGTAAGACAGGTCGGGCCCGGACAGGGCGATATGGGCGCATAAGTCTTACAGACTATGGACGGGCAAGAGCGCAAAGAGTGTAAGAGATACCCCACTGTAAGAGGACTAAGGGGCTATCTCTTACGTTATGTCTTACGGCGCTTCCTCCTCCTATTCTATTCAATTGTAAGAGTGTAAGAGAGGATATAGAGATAGTGGGGAGACGGGAGGCTAGATGGCATAAATGCCACGTTTCCCCGGCTCATGGCCCATGCTCATACGCCAGGGCAAAGTCTTTGCGATTCGAGTCTTACACTCTTACACGTCCGCCGCAACCCATGGAACGTGTAAGACATCTCGTTGTAAGACATCTCGGCTCGGCAGCCGCGGCAATCAGCATCCTTAATAGCATACGATCCGCGTCCGCCGCCTCTCCTTATAGGAATGGCGCAATATAACGCATTTGCGGTCTCGCAGGGGGGTATGCCCCAATTTGCCCGGTGCGGGGGAGGGGGAGGAAGGTACTATCCTGCTCGTGCGCGAGCGCCCAAAAATTTTCTGGAAAAATTTTCCCGGTCTAAAAATCTCGATCTCGCCAGCACGGCCTCAACGGCCTGACCGGGGATCGAGCTGCTCGAGATCCTTCCCCCTTGACACGGCCGCAACATCCATGATACGCTCCCGTCACATCGTACCGAGACTCGAGGAGGAAGACCCCGATGACCCAAACGTCCGCTGATGCCGACTTGCTCGCCGAATTGAACGGCGATTTGCCGCCCCTCGCTCCCGGCGAGATCGCGCCCGCCGCGCCGAACTCGCGCGACAGCCAGCTTGAGGTCGGCCCCGCGCCGGCGCCGACACCCGCCCAGGCCGCGAACGCCGCCCACGCGACGAAGAATGGCGGGCGCGGATTCAAGGTCATCGTCGAGGGCGAGTATTACGCCGCGAACCCCGACGGCCGCGGCAAGCTCAAGAAGCCCTACACGCTCGAAGTCGGCCTTCCGAACTTGGACTCGGCCCTCTCGGTCATCAAGAACAAGCTGCTCAAGGCGCTGCTCCTCAAGAAGTACCCCGACTTCGTGGCCGACCGCACGTGCGCCATCGTGTCGGCGACGCCGATGGACGCGAGCACCCCGAAGTCCAACAACCTCGCGTACATGGATCGTGAGCAGCTCGAGGCCCACGTGCGCGTCGCCAAGGTCCCGATCGACCCGCGCGAGTATCCCAAGGTCACGGACCTCCGCGAAGCCATCATCGACTTCACGCAGACGCCCGACGGCTTCCTGGCGCGCGAGGCCGTGCGGCAGGCCGACCGCAAAGAGAACGCCGAGCTGGCCGCGCTCAACGACCTCAACGCCTAAGATCTGTGAAACCCCGAACGGGGCACGGAAGGAGACTCACCATGCAAACGAACACGCCGTCCGGCGACCGCATCGCCGCGCCGTTGCTGACGCCGGAGAACCCGGCGGCCGACCATAAGGACTACACGAACGTCGCGGGTCAGGTCATCGCGTTCCAGAAGGGCGCGATGGAACTGGCGCGCAACGGCTGGACGACCGAGGAAATCCTCGACGTCTTGATCGACCACCTGGGAGGCTTTCAGAAAGGCAAGTTCGCTTGCCGCGAGAACGCCATCGCGCTCACGCATCTCGAGACCGCCCGGCTGTGGATCAAAGACCGCGCGGCGAAGCGCGCGGCGCAGAACGTCAAGGGCCGCGACGCGGTCCATGTCGGGTAAGACTCATCTCGACGGCGCACATGATGGCCCCGCTCCCGGTTCGCCGGGGGCGGGGCTCGTCGCCGTCAACCAACGTCTCGTCACCTGGGACGCGGCCGGCAACCCGGTCGTCAAGACCGTGGCCGTCTTCACGCGCGCCAACGTCTCCGAGCTTGCGATGGCCGCGGCGAGCCAGCCCTACGTCACGGCCGATGACGAACTAGCCGTCTCGCTCGGCCTGCCGCCCTCGGAGTTCTACGGCATGACGAACCTCGAGGTCATGCTCCTCAAGCAAGCGCGATGGGCCGCGACCTCCGGCGAGACCGACGTCATCGAGAAGGTGCTCGACCGCCTCATCGGGCGCCCGAAGACGACGGCCGAGACGCACACGATCACCGAGACCTACGAGCAGGCGCTCACGCGCATCAGCAAGAAAGCGCAGCTCGCGCGCGGCACCGTGACCGTCATGCCGCCGGCGCCGGCCCGCGCCGAGACGCTCGAGGACCTCTGATGGACCTAAACGCGACGCACCATCAGCTCAACACGGATCTCGAGTTCTTCGCCGAGAACGGGCCGCTGCTCATCAAGGGCAAGACGTCCAAGGACCTGACCTCCAACGATATCCGCGGCGACGACGAGGGCGGCGCGCTCGTGCCGTGGCGCTTCAACATTCCGCAGAAGTGGATGCAGTTCAAGGCCGAGGAGCAGCGCAAGAAGACGGGCGGGTGGGTGCGTATGCTCCTCATCAAAGGCCGGCAGCAGGGAGGATCGACCTGGGCCGGCGGCCGGTTCTACCACCGCACACGCTCGGTCCCCGGCACGAGCACCGCGATCATCTCGCACGAGGGCAAGTCGACGACCAAGCTCTTCAAGATGGTCGAGCGATTCCACGACAACGTCAGCCCTGTCTTCCGGCCGGAGATCGGCAAGAGCAACGCGAACCAATTGACGTTCCCCGGCCTCCACTCCGATTACACCGTCTACACGGCCGGCAACGAGGACGCCGGGCGCTCGGGTACGGCGCAGCTCATCCACGGCTCCGAGGTCGCCTACTGGACGAACGACTACGCGATCCAAGACTCGGCCCTCGAATCGGTCGCCCTCATGCCCGGCACCGAGATCATCCTCGAGAGCACCGGCAACGGGCCCAAGGGCCTCTACTACGACAAGTGCATGATGGCGCTGCGCAAGATCGGCGACTACATTCATTGCTTCATCCCGTGGTACTGGCAGGACGAATACGAGCGCGAGCTGCCCCTCGACTTCGCGTTGGACGAGGAAGAGCAGGAGTACATGCGCCAGCATTTCCCGCCCGGCTACAAGTTCCCTTTCGAGCATTTCGAGCCCGACCCCATGCGCCTCCTGCGCAAGATGGCGTGGCGCCGGGCCAAGATCCTCGACCTGTCGACCGCCAACGGCGGCATCAACGTCGCGGTCGGCCAAGCGAAGTTCCGGCGCATCTATCCGTCCATGCCGCTCGAGCCGTTCCAGAACTCCGGGCTCGGCGTCATCCGGGCCGACGCCATCATGTCCGCGCGCAAGAACTTCACCCTGGTCGACGAGATAGCGCCCCTCGTCATGGGCGTGGACCCGGCCGGCGACTCCGACGCGAGCGACCGCACGGTCATCGCCCTGCGCCGCGGGCGGGTGCTCGAGCGCGTCATCACCTACGAACGTATGCGCCCCATGCGCCTCGCCGGCATCATCGACGACCTCATCAAGAAGCTCGACGTGCGCATGGTCTTCGTCGACAACGGGCACGGCGAGGGCACGGTCGACCGCCTCCACGAACTCGGGCACCGCGAGAACGTCCAGGGCGTGTGGTTCAACGAGGGCTCGACGCACCCCGACAAGTACCGCAACAAACGCAGCGAGATCATCCTCGAGACGGCGAAGTGGATGAACGACGGCGGGGTGCGCATCCCCGACGACGACGATATCCATGCCGACCTCGCCGCCATGCCTGTCGAAGAGGAAAGCTCCGACGGCATCAGGTACATGAAGTCCAAGAGGGAGATCAAGAAGCTCCTCGGCCGCAGCCCGGACATCTACGACGCCATCGCGCTCACGTTCGCGTACCCGGTCAGCGGCAGGGACGCGGCGCGACCGCGCAAGGTGAACGGAGCCGCGGCGTCCAAAGCGGGCGGGCCGCTCAAGTCGCAGGACCGGCGGCGAGGATGAGGGCTTGCAGGAAACGCGGGTGTGTGCTAAAGTTGACGGTAATGTTGAGGGAATATGATCGAGGTTCGTAAGGCGACCGCCGAAGACGTCTCCTGGCTCATCGAGCAGGCAGAAGCGTTCGAGGCCGCGGCGCAGTACAAGCACCCGCTCTTGCAGGACTACGCCTACGCGCGGCGGGCCTTCGAGGCGATGGTCGAGCACCACGTCGTCCTCATCGCCCACGAGGGCGAGCGGCGCATGGGCTTCATCGCCGGCTACCGCACTCCCCATCCGTTCAACCCGAACATCGCCGTCCTCTCCGAGACCTTTTGGTGGGTGCCGCTCGCCTACCGAGGGTCGAGCGCCGGCGCCAAGCTCCTCATCGAGTTCGAGAACGTCGGACGCTTCGAGGCCGATTGGGTCGTGCTTTCGCTCGAGCACGACTCCCCGATCCGCGCCGAGCACATGACCAAGCGCGGCTTCCGTTGCGTCGAGCGCGCGTATCTCTTGGAGGTCTAGCCATGGCGATAGCAACCTCGACGGCGATTCTGATAGGCGCGGCGGTCACGGCGGGCACGACCTCGTACTTCGGCAAGGCGCAGATGGACGCCGCCAAGGACGCGCGCAAGGCGCAGGAGGGGCTCGAAGGCGACCGTCGCCGCCAGCTCGCCTCGGAGGCCGCGGCGCGCGAAGCGGCAGCCGCCCGCGCCGCGACGGCCGGCCAGCGCGCCGGCACCCGCACGTCTTTCACGCAGGGCCTCGGCTTCGGGTCGGGCAACACGGCGCAGGGCGCCGGGGCAGGGACTCTCTTTGGAAATTAAGTTGGGCACCGCGAAGAGGCCGACGGCCCTTCCTCCCGTTCCGTCTCTCGCGGTTAATTTGGATGGAGGCGCGTCATGGCTGAATCCCGCGTAAGCCGGTATCTGGCGCGTCAGCAGGAATACGAGAGGCTCAAGGCCCCGTGGCTCGACCTCTATCAAGCGTTGGCCGAGATCTTCCTCACGCGCAAGGCCGACTTCACCCACGCCGCGACGCCGGGCGAGTTCTTGCAGGACAATGTTTTCGACAACACCGGGCAGTTCGCCGCGCACGTCTTCGCGTCGGTGTGCTTGTCGATGCTGTGGCCTGACGCCGCGCGCACGTTCAACCTCGTGCCCGTCGCGCAGCTCCGCGATCAGCCCGGCGTCGAAAAGTATTTCCGCGCCGCCACGAAGAAGACGCACTTGGAGATGGATCGCCCCGAGGCCGGGCTCTCCATCGCCTTCATGGAGTATTTCCTCGACCAAGGCATCTTCGCCATCTCCGGCGTCGCCAACTTCGACGGCCCTGACGAGGACACCCCCGTCGTCTACGAGGCGTGGGACATCAAGTCGATGTGCGTCTCGCAGAACGCGCAGGGCTTCGTCGACACCGTCTTCTTCAAGATCAACCGCACCGTGCGTCAGGTCTACGAGGAGTATCACGCCAACCGCAAGCCCGGCGACAAGATCTCGGCCAAGGTCATCGAGCAGTACGCCAACAAGAAATACGAGGAGGTCGTCCAGGTCCTCAAGGTCGTCGAGCCGAAGATGCCCGAGGCCGGCAAGAAAGGCGTGGCGGCGATGAAGTACCGCACCGTCCACATCGACGCGACCAATCAGATCATCATGCGCGAGGGCGGCTACGAGGAAATGCCCATCCACGTCGGGCGCATGTTCAAGCGCATCGACGAGACGCAGGGCCGCTCGTGCGGCATGGTCGCTCTCCCCGACGCGCAGACGCTCAACGGCGTGACCGAGGGCGTCATCGTGGCGACCGAGAAGCAGCTCGACCCGCCCCTCGTGCTCTTGGACGATGGGCGCCTCGGCGGCGCGGTAGTCGACACGTCGGCCGGCGCCATGTCCGTTCTCAACGCCTCCGGGCGCCTGGGCACGTCCAAGCCGCTCGAGCCGATCTTCACCGTGGGCGAGATGCAATCCTCCGAGAAGCTCATGGAGCGCCTCGAGAACAAGATCATGCAGGCGTTCTTCCTCGACCGCCTGCTCGACCTCAACAACAAGACGATGATGACCGCCTACGAGACGTCGGTGCGCAACCGGCTTCGCGGCGAGAGCGTCGGCTCGATCTTCGCCCGGCAGATTATGGAAGTCATCACGCCCACGATCAAGGGCACGGTCAACCGCCTCATGCGCAAAGGCTACCTCGGCGACTTCCCCGGCGCCAAGGGCGCGGGCCTCGAGCAGCGCAAGAAGTGGAAGGCGCTGACCGGCAAGGACGACATGGTCGTCCCCGACGTCATCCTCAAGGCCGTCCAGGCCGGGCTCGACATCTACGAGGTCGAGTACATCTCGCCGGCGCAGCGGTTCATGGAAGCCGAGAAGCTCCAGGGCGCCTTCACGGGGGCCGACGCGCTCGCCGCGCTTGAGCCGGTGTTGCCGGGCATCACCGACAACATCGACAAAGACGATTACGCGCGACAGGTGTGGAAGTTCGCGGGCGCCCCGGCCAGCAGCATCCGAACCCTCGACGACCTCAAGACGTACCGCGCCGAGATGACCAAGCGTCAGGACGCGGCGAACGCGATCCAGGCCGGGCAGGCGATGGCCGACATGCAGTTGAAGAGCGCCGGCGCCCGCAAGGCGCTCGGCACCGTGGGAACATAATATGGCCGACCGAAGAATCGAGAAGACGAAGAAGACGATTCCCGACACGGGCAAGAGCATCGGCAAGAGCATCGACGCCGTGCTCCGCACGGACGACGGCAAGGCGGTGTGGGCGTGGCTCTTCCACGCTTGCGGGTATAACCGTTCGTCGTTGCGCATCAGCCGCGTCACGGGCGATCTCGCACCCCTGTCCATCGAGGCCGCGGCGGCGCAGCGCGACATCTACGTCGAGCTGCGCGGGCTCGCCTCGCCCGGCCTCCGGGCCGAAGCCGAAGAGCTGGCCGAGATGCCGGCCCCCAAGATTGAGGAAGTCAAACCCGAGGAAGAGAGGAAGAAATAAATGCCCGAACCTATCGTCGTAGACCCGCCCGCGCCCAAGCTGTTCAAGGAGATCGCCGCGCCCGAGTTCCATGACCGAGGGTGGGCCAAGCCGTTCCTCGAGAAGCCGTGGACGCCCGAGACGCAGGCCGAGATCCTCAAGAAGCTCGATGGCGCCGAGGCGCTCATCGGCAAGAAGACGCTCGTCCCCGGCGCCGACGCCAAGCCCGACGAGATCGAGGCGTTCTACTCCAAGGTCGGGCTCGAGAAGCCCGAGGGGTACGACATCAAGCTCCTGGGCGAGAAGCCCGACGAGGCATTCGCCAACGAAGTCCGCGCCGCCGCGCATAAGGGCCGGCTGTCGCAGACGCAGCTCAACGGCTTCCTGGCCGAGCTTGGCCCGAAGGTCGCGGCGCGGCAGAAGGCGGTCGCCGATGCCCAGGCCGCGCGCGACGCGGAGTTCGAGGCCATCGTCAAGGCGACCTTCGGCGCGGACAACGCGAAGGTGCTCGCCCGCGCGTCGGACGCGCTCAAGGAGAACGTCCCCGAGGCGCTGCGCCCGCACATCGACAAGCTCGACAACAACGCCCTGGCGATCCTCACCGGCGTCGTCAACGCCTTCATGGTCAAGTACATGAGCGAGGACGACCTCAAGAGCAAAGAGGGCAGCGCCGGCGGGGGCAACAACGACAAGGAGACGCTCTCGGCCGAGGCCATCAAGCTCCAATCCTCCGAGGCGTTCCGCAACCATCAGCACCCCGATTACGCCGCGACGCAGAAGCGCGTGACCGAGATCTACGCGCATCCTGCGTTTAAGTCGTAAAGGAGGCCCCATGGCCGACGAACCGAAGAAGGACAAGAAGGCGAGCAAGGCCGCGAAAGTCGCGGCGCACAACAAGGCCGTGGAGGCCGAGAAGAAGCAGCGGGCCAAGGCCGCGGCGAAAGCCGTCGCCGACCGCTCTTCCGCGTCCCGCAGGGCCCGCAAGGCCGAAGCGGCCAAGCGCGCCGACGCGTAAAGCTGTCGTCGTACCAAGAGCTCGTGGGGTTATGGCCCACGAGCTCTTTTTATTTTCCTCTTGACATCTTCTACATCTTCCTGCAATAATCTCGACATATGAGGGCGCCCTCGAAAGAGGTCCTCTGATGGTCGACAAGAAACGACTCGCGTGAACTCGGCGCGTTGAAAACGAGAGAGGGCCTCCGCGCAGCTCGCGGGTGCGGTCTTCGCAAAAGTTGCGGAGGATACACCCATGAGCGTTCCCACTATCGACGTCGCGTTGGTCACGCAGTTCGGGCATCAGGTCCACGTCGCCGCTCAGCAGATGAAGGCTCGCCTGCGCGACGCCGTCACCGTCAAGCCCATGTCGGGCGACATCTTCGCGTACGACGGTCTCGGCCCGGTCGAGGCGTCGGAGCAGATCTCCCGCCATCAGCCCGTCCAGTTCTCGGACATCGTGCACTCGCGGCGCAAGATCTCGCGCCGCCGCTTCACGCTCGTCCTGCCCATCGACGCCTCGGACGTCCGCGGCGCCCTGGTCAGCCCGCACTCCGAGTACCCCGCGGCCTGCGCCCGCGCCATGGAGCGCGTGTTCGACCGCATCGTGGTCGAGGCGATGTTCGCCGCGGTCCTCACCGGCCGCGACATGGGCACGTCCGTGACGTTCGCCAACGACGGCGGCGACACGATCAACGCGACCGCCGGCCTGACCTACGAGAAGCTGCTCGAGCAGACCCGGCTCTTCCTCGACGACGAGGTCGGGACCGACGTGCCCGAGAAGATGGTCATGGGCCTGTCGGGCGACGAGCACGAGGACCTGATGCTCGAGACCGAACTGGTCTCCGGCGACTTCTCGCGCCAGTACGCCATCGACAAGGGCCGCATGATCTCGGCGGCCGGCTACGACCTCAAGCACTTCGCCGGCGCCGTGACGAACCCGATCCTCGCCGTCTCCGGCGGCGTTCGGGATTGCTTCTCCATGAGCACCCGCGCGATGTGCGTGGGCATGTCGAAGGAGCCCTCGCTCAAGATCGAGCCCCGCGCCGACCTCATCGAGACCGATCAGGTCAAGATCGTGTTCGAGCTGGGCGCCGTCCGCACCGAAGGCAAGCTCATCAAGAAGGTCCAGACCACCGACTAACGTCGGTTCCTGGCTAGGCGGCTGCGCGCGAGCGCAGCCGCCGAAGCGAGGACGTTGGCAGGGATGCCGTCTCGAAGTGCTTGAGCAGGGGCCGCGCGCAGGGATGCGCACGGAGGACGGCTCGAGACAGACGTGGGAGATACGCCTATGGCCGTCGAAGATAAATTCGTGAACGCGCTCGCCGCGGCCGGAAAGAAGACCCCGCCCATCGCCGGCGCCGGCGGCCAGCTTCTCTGCATCGCCTTCGCGTTCGAGGTCGCCGCGGCCGACTCCAACGAGTCCGTCTACCGCCTCGGTCGCCTCCCGGCGAACGCCATTCCGATCAAGTCCGAGATCTTCGCGGACGCGGCCATCGACTCCACGGACGCGGACCTGGGCCTTTACAAGCCCGGCGTCGGCGGCGCGGTCGTCGACATCGACCTGTTCGCCAACGGGCTCGACATCGCCTCCGGGGAGCCCGTCACGGCTCCGCTGAACGGCCTGACCGACCTGGGCGGCGCGGACCCCATCGCCAACCAGGGCAAGACCCTGTGGGAGCTGCTCGGCCTGTCCGAGCCGTCCCGCCAGGACTACGACCTCGCCATGACCCTCCGGGTCGCGGGCGGCGCCGCCGGCACCATCGCCGGGAACTTCTGGTACGTCCTCGGCTAAGTCGCTCGCCGGGGTGTGCTTGAAACCCGCCCCCTCCTCGTCACACCGAGGAGGGGGCGGTCATCCATAAAGGGAGGGGTCCATGGCCGCTACGCCTACGTCGGAAATCGAGATCGCAAACCTGATGCTCGCCCGCATCGGGCAGAAGATGATCTCGAGCATCGACGCCCCGACCACGCCGCTCGAGGACGTCGTGGCACTCCATTTCGCCATGACGCGGCGCAAGCTGCTCCGGGCCTACGTCTTCAACTTCGCCAAGAAGTACGCGACGCTCACGGCCGATCCCGACGTCACCCCGGCCTTCGGCTACGCCTCGGCGTATAAGCTCCCCAACGATTTCATCCGTCTGCTCGCCCTCGGCGACGTCACGATCAACGCCGACACGCCGGCGTCCCTCTACGACCTGTCCGAAGGCTACATCTACACCGACGCGGGCGACGAGGACGACACGCTCAACGTCCATTACATCAAGGACGCGACCGTCGTGGCGAAGTGGGACGCGCTGTTCGTCGACCTCATGCGCGTCCAGGGCGCGAAGGACTTGGCCGTCGCCCTCACGCTCAAGCCCTCCTTCATCGTCTCCATCGACTCGGAGCTGGCCGACATCAAGCTCCAGGCCGCGGCGGTCGCGGGGCAGGAGAAGCCCCCGCGCCGCGTTCAGCGCAGCCGGCTCATCGCCCTGCGTCGCGGCAACCGGGGCTACGACAACACGCGCATCTAATGAGCAACGCGACCCTCGTCAATTTCGCGGCCGGAGAAACGTCCCCGCGCTCGCGGGGGCGCTTCGACCTCGCGTGGTTTAAGTCGTCGTGCGAGAAGGTCCTCAACTTCATCCCCGAGGTTCCTGGGTCGGCGCGGTATCGCAACGGGTTCAAGCTCGCCGGGCAGACGCGCGGGGGCGGCGCCGCGGTCCTCATCCCGTTCCAGCTCAACGACTCGCAGGCGTACATGCTCGAATTCACGTCCGGGTATATGCGCGTCTACAAGGACGGCGCGCTCCAGACGATCCCGCGAACGACCATCACGGGCATCACGCGCGCCAACCCGGCGGTCATCACGGTCGCTTCGACGTCGGGGCTCGCCAACGGCGACGAGGTCATCATCACCGGCATCGTCGGGATGGAGGAATTGAACGGGCGGCAAGTCAAGCTCGCCGGCAGCTCGGGCTCGACCTTCCAACTCGTCGACCCCGTGACCGGGGCGAACATCAACTCTACCGGCTTCGGAGCATGGTCTTCGGGCGGGACGCTCGTCGAAATCTACGAGATCGCGTCGCCCTATCTCGAGGACGACCTCGTCGACATTTCCTTCGCGCAGACTCTCGACACCATGTACCTCGCGCACTACCGCTACGCCGCGCGCAAGCTCACGGTCGACTCCGCGGAGACCTGGGCGCTCGGGACCTACGCCTACACCAATTCGCCGTTCGCCGCCGCCGCGGCCGTTCTGACGGTGACGGAAGTGGTGCGTAGCGGAACGACATCGGTGTCGACCTCCCCGGTGGCTTTCCCGGCAGGAACGACGGGCGTGGTGTTCCCCGCGGGGTCGGTGGTCGTCGCCAACACGCCCTACGCCTTCACGAGCGTCGGCGGCACGACGCAGATCAACAGCGGCTCCTATTATCTCGAGACCTTCGTCAACATGGGCGGCGGCGGGTTGGTGTGGGCGTATCTGAAAACGACGGCCGGAGCGCACGTCAATTCGGCGGCATGGTCCGCGTACACGAGTGGCGGCATCGCCACGCCCGGCGCGGACTATCCCATCTCCGTCGCGTTCTACGAAGGTCGCCTCGGGTTCTTCGGGACGAGCCAGCGGCCGAGCACGTTCTTCCTCTCGCGGGCTCCCGTGTCGACGACGGGCGCCTCGCGCTACGACGATTTCACCGGCGGCACCGACGCCGACCACGCCTGCTTCTTCACGCTCGCTCCGACCAACGGGCAGGCCCCCTTCATCTCCTGGGCGCGGGGCACCCCCGACTATCTCTTCATCGGCACGTTCAGCGGGCCGTTCCGGGTATCCGGCAGCGGGCTCGACGAGCCCATCACGCCGTCGAGCATCAACGTCAAGCAGATCGACTCCTTCGGGTGCGAAGCGGTCGCCCCCGCCGGCGGGTCGCGGTTGTTCTTCATCCAACGCGGAGGCGTGGCGCTGCGCACCACTCGCTACGACGGCGACGGCAAGCTCGAGACCTACGACATGCTCCTCAACGCGGAGCACATCGCCGATAGCCGGCTCCAACGCGCCGTCCTCCAGACCGGGCGCCCGGATTCGCTGTGGGCCCCGCGCGAAGATGGGATGCTCGCCGGCATGACCGTCCAGGGTGCGGAGAACGTCGCGGGCTGGCATCGGCACAAGCTCGGCGGCTTCGACGCCAAGGTCATCGACGCTAAGATCCTCGCGCGCACGGACAGGAACGACCAATTGTGGATCGTCAGCCGTCGCGTCGTCGCCGGCACCACGCGCCACTTCGTCGAGATTCAAGCCGACGACGTCATCTTCCCCGACAAGGCTGATTTCTATGCCGGGCAGGGCGACCTCAACCGCGAGAACGATCTCGAGGCGTGGAAGAACGCCATCTATCGTCGGCAGGAAGAGTATATCCACTTGGACGCCGCGGCGACCTACAACGGGTCCGACCGTGGGGCGACCGCCGAGGCGACGCTCACGCCCGGCGCGACCACGGGCGACGACATCGCCTTCATGGCCAGCGCCGCCGTCTTCAAGGCGTCGGACGTCGGCAACGAGCTTTGGAAGAAGCCCGACCGCGAGACGGGCATCGGCGGCGGGCGCGCGGTCATCACGGCCTACGTCTCCGAGACCGAGGTCACGTGCGACATCGACGTCGACTTCGACCACGCAGGCGCCATCGACGCCGGCGAGTGGCACATCGCGGCCGAGACGATCCGGGGGCTCTGGCACCTGGAAGGTCAGGTCGTCGCGGTCGTCGTCGACGGCGCCGTCTACTCCGAGGGGAGTCAGGACGTCGACGGCGACTACCCCCTCGTCACCGTCGCCAACGGGGCCATCACGCTCACGGACGCCGCCGCCGTCGTCCACGTGGGCCTCCCCTACGAGGGCTTCATCAAGACGCACAACCTCGAGCTGGGCGGGCAGGCGGGGCCTGTCCAGGCCAAGCCCCGGAACATCGTCAAGATGTTCATTCGCTTCCTGGCGACGCTCGGCACGAACTTCGGCACCGACATTTACGACCTCAAACAGATCGAGCACCGCGACGTCGGCAACGACGCTCTCGACCGTCCCGCGCCCGTCTTCTCGGGCGTCAAGGAGGTCTACAACCCGGACACCCACGAGGGCCCGGCCGGCAAGCACGTCGTCATCAGCCAGCGCCTCCCGCTTCCGTCGGTCGTCCAATCCATCGACCTCCATTTCGACACGTCGGAGGAAAGCTGATGTCACATTTTGCTAATATCCCCGCAATAAGGGGGAAGCTCTAATGGCCGGAGAAGCGATGCTTTACGCCGGCGCGTCAGCGGGCCTCGACGTGTTGAGCGGCGTGTTCGGCTATTTCGCGTCCGAGGAAGCCGCGCGGACCGCGGAGAGCCGGGGCCGGATGATCCGCATGGAAGCCGAAGCGGACGCCACGCGCTATGCCGAGCAGGCTCGGCAGTTCGGCGCGACGCAAAGCCTCGCGTACCTCAAGAGCGGCGTCACCCTCGAGGGCTCCCCGCTTGAAGTGCTCGCCGAGACCGTGCGCGTCTCCAACGAGAACATCTCCGCGATCCGGGCGCGCGGCGCGGCCGGGCAGCTCGACGCCGAGGGGCAGGCGTCCCAGGCGCGGCTCTCCGGGCGCGCGGGGCTCATCAAGGGCATCACGAGCGGCGCGGGCAAGCTCGCGTGGGCGTCCTACGCGGACAGCAAGAATAAAAAGACGGCCACGACCATCCGCAACGACCTACCTTACACTTCCGCGCGCCGCACGGTGGTAGAATAATGGCGAAAATCCCCCGCATCAATCAGGGCGACCGGCCCTCGGCCGTCCCCGGAGGCGCGCTCGTCGGCGCGGCCGGCTCCGCGGCGCCTCTGGCCGCGGGCTTGGGCGACCTCGCCGACGTCGGCTACAAGATCGCGGCCGACGAGGAAGAGGCCCAGGCCGTCGCCGCGCGCGACGCGCGCGAGCAGTTCCAGGCCATCACCAACGAGGTCGCGGCCTCGCGCGGCGCCGGCGACTACGAAGAGGGCCTCGTCGATTATACGGCCAAGATCCAGAAGGATATGTGGGAAACGCCCGAGAAGGCGCCCGAGGCGCTGCTCGAGGCCGGCCGGCAGTTGGCCGACCAACAGATCAAGAGCGCGCCCAACACCGCCATCAGCCTCGACCTCGCGCAGAAGACCGCGTCGCGGCTCGACTCGGCCATGCGCGAGATGCACAATTGGGCGCTCGCGCGGCAGACGCAGAAGGCCAAGGGCGACCTCACGGTCATCAAGAACCGGGCCGCGGCCGGCGCCGAGAGCCAGCCGTCGCTCGCCGGGCTTGACGTCTACATCAAGACCAAGGAAGCCGAGCTTTCCTCGATCTTCCACAACGTCCTGGGCCCCGCGGCGCAGGCCGAGATGCAGGACATGAAGACCGGCATGGCGCAGGGCTGGCTCCACGTCTTCGGCGACAAGGACCCCATCGCCGGGCTCCAGGCGCTCCAGGCCAAAGAGGGGCCGCTCGTCGACCATCTCAACGCGGCGCAGCGCGAAGCCGGCCGCCGAGAGATGACCGCTTCCTTTGAGGGGCTCACGAAAACGCGGGAACTCGAGACCATCGTGCGCCACACCGGGCAGAACCGCAAGCTCGGCGAGGCGTTCATGGCGGGCGACCCGACGTTCGCCGGCATCGCCTTCACGCAGCGCCGCGCCCTCGAGGAGCAGAAGAAGGCCGTCAAGGCGCAGATGACCTATGACGCCAAGGCCCTCAAGGCGTTGGGCCTCCCCACGACCGAGCCCGGCGACGTCATGGGGCTCATCGACGACAGCCTGTCCTACATCGACGCGCTCGAGAAGGCCCGGCGCCGGCAGACCGTCTTCGACGCTCCCGACGATCCCACGACCTCCGAGGCCCTGCTCGTCAAGATGAACAAGGCGCTCAACTCGAAGAACGGCAAGGACCTGGGCAACGTCGTCCGTTTCCAGAAGGACCTCGCTGTCGCCGTCGCCGGCGAGAAGATCAGCGGCGCGACCGCGGCCACGATGTTCAAGACCATGTCGCTCGCCATGGACAAGGCGTCGGACAACAACGAGGACGTGTGGGGGCCGAACACGTGGCGCTTGTGGCGCGCTCCGATGGAGGCGGGCTCGGTCGAGTTGAACCGTCAATTCGGCGGGCAGTTCTCGAAGCTCGACAAGCCGACGCAGCAGAGGGTCCGCTTGAGCTACATGGGCCAATTCAATACCGCGCAGGAAATGGGCGCCGCCGTCGACGGCAAGGCCGCGCGCAAGATGGCCCTGCGCGCCCTGTCGCTCGAAACGGGGACGCATCTTCCGGGGGTCGACTAAGTGGCCGAGATCGACCAAGTCCGCGACTTCACGGGCAATCCTAACCCGGAGCCCAAGCCTCCGCGCGCGGCGACGCCTGCGCCCACCGCGCCCGCCCCCGACGAGGGCGGCGGGGGCGTCGCGGTCGCCGGCGCGGCGCCGAAGCCCGAGCGCGAAGCCAAGGCGACCTTCCGCGTCTCGACCGACGAGGACGGCGCGCGGGCCGTCTACATGATGGACGATCAGCTCGAGACGACGCGCCTCGGGCCCGTCTCCATCGACAACGCCGACGATCTCCTCCACAGCATCGGGTCCTTCAACGACACGACGCAATCCTGGGACGTGCCCGAGAAGGCCGCGCGCGAACTGCTCGCCGGCGACATGCCCCTGCCCGACTACCTCCCGGCCAAGTACCGCACCGGCAAGGCGCAGATCGCCTACGGCCTGACCTGGGCCGATTGGCTCAAAGGCGGCACGACGCTCGAGGAGGCGCAGGGGCGCGGGGATCTCGAGCTGCTCAAGATGCAAGTCAAAGAGTCGCCCATGTTCGCGTGGCAGGGCAATCTCCCGAAGACCGTGGCGAAGATGTGGGCCGACCTCAAGGAAGCGGGGCCGGGCGGCGTCGCGCGTCGGGCGTCGGGCGAGGCCGCGCAGCAGGCGGCGTTCCTGACCGACGCGCCCATGGTCGCCGCCGGCGGCCTGACCATCGGCGCGTCCATCCTCCTCTCTCGTGGCGCGGCGGCCCCGGTCGTCATCCCCTTGGTCGCCAAGGCGCTCGAGACGGGCTCCTCGGCCCTGGTCTTCAAGCGATCCATGGACATCGAGGCCGGCAACACGGCGGGCGAGATGATGAGCAAGGGCATGGACGAGGCGACGGTGCGCAAGTACGCGCCCGTGGCCGGCGCCATCAAGGGCGCGCTCGAGGTCGTCAGCTTTCGCATGTTGCCCGCGCCCTTCAAGCGCGTCATCCTGCGCGAAGTCCTGACCTCGGGAGCGGTCAAGAAGACCGTCGTGGGCGCGGTCATGTCCTACGCGAAGGAGATGGGCACCGAGATCGGGACCGAGGAAGCCCAGGAACTCGTCGACATCTTCACGAACAACATGGCGGCCGAGGCCGAAGCCAAGCCCGAGCTGCTCATCGGCGGCGAAGAGGTCGTCAACCGCCTCGTCAACGTGGGTCTCCAGACCGGCGCCTCTATGGGCATCAGCAAGCTCCCCGGCGCGGCCCTCGAGGCCGGCGTCGCGCGCCGCGACTCCAAGGCTACGCAGAAGGCGGCGAAGGCGACCGAGGCCAAGCTCAAAGAGCGGGCGACGGCGAAGGAAGCTCCGGCGAAGCCGGCCGCGGCGGCGACCCCCTCCGCGGCGCCGTCGGAGTCTCCTTCGGCGGCGCCCATCAAGTCCCAGGCCGAGCAGCTCCAAGAACTCACGGGGCTCCACACCAAGGGCGAGGTCTCCAACGAGCAGTTGGCGGCCGGCACGGACACGATCCTCGAGCAGCTCAACGCGGAGCCCGAAGCCAAGGCGGGCCCGGCCATGACCGCCTACGGCGAGAAGATCTCCGAGGCCGAGCGCGTCGCGCGCGTGGACGCGCTCAAGTCCGACCTCGCCGACGTGACCTTGCTCGTCGACGAGCTGGCCCAGGTGCGCGAGCGTTTCGTGCGCAACGGTCAGTCGACGGCCCTGCTCGACACGAAGCTCGACGCCTACATGGAGCAGGAAGCCGGCATCCGGGGCGACATCGAGTTCCACACGAACATCGGACCCAAGAATCAGATCATGGAAGATGACGTCAACCTCCAGATGAAGCCCGCCACGCTCGAGAGCATCATCGACATCGGCTTCAAGGAAGGCCGCAAGGACGTCATCAAGACCCGCGCGACGGCGGTCAAGGCCGTCGCCGCCGAGCACAAGCTCTCCGAGACCGACGTGCGCAAGATCCTCAAGGACAAGAACATCGGCCTCATGGGCGACGTCGAGTTCGAGAATTGGATCGAGGGCAAGTTCAAGCCCGCCGCCAAGGACGCGCAGGCGCGGCGCGGCGCGTTGCGCGCGGTCCGCGGCTTGCAGAAGGAGAAGGCCATCGGGCGCGAGAAGAACGTCCAGGCCCTCCACAAGCTGCCGCCCCCGCACAAGATGACGACCGAGCAGCTCGTCGAGTATTTCGGCATCCTCGACGCCTACGACAAGGGCGACATCGCGCTCACGCCCAAGCGCATGAAGGCGCTCGACACGACGATCTTTGCCGGCGCGAAGACCATGCAGGCCGTCCTCAAGACGGCGGCAAAATCGCTCAACAAGCCCCTCGAGCTGTTGCTCGCGGCCAAGGCCGGCGAGTTCGACCTTTTCAGCTACGACACGCTCCTCGCGGCGAAGTCGCCGCTTCACGAGTTCCTCGTCGGACAGGTGAAAATCTCCGAGCTTAAAGCCGCCGCCGAATATCAGGCGGTCAAGGACAAGATGTACGAGCTGGGCGCCAAGGCCGCGGCGTCGCGCCCGCGCGGGCTCAAGGGCAAGCTCGCGCCGACGATGCCCGAGGTCATGGCCTATCTCGAGGCCGACGACGGCAAGCTCTACACGGGCGAAGTGACCGTGGCCGAGCTGACGCCCGAGGAGCAGGAGTTCGCGGATTTCCTCGAGGCGCAATACGCCGACGCCTACAGCTACCTCCTCCAGACGGGGGAACTCCAGTCCTCGCGCTTCGCTGCGGGCACCTATATCTTCCACTCCAAGCGCCCGGTCTCCGAGATGCTCGCGGGCGTCTCCGACTGGAAGGGGGCGAAGGCCGTCGTGACCGAGATGCTCAACCGTTGGAAGGTCGACGAGGCGCAGTTCGCCGTGACCGATTCGACGGGCAAGGCGCTCGGCCTGCGCAAGTTCTTCAAGCAGACCCTCTTCCGCACGGGCGAGATGACGCCGTCGCAGAACGTCATCAAGACGTCGGCGATCTACTTCCAGCAGTTCTACAAGAAGAAGGCGCTCGACGAGGCGATCCCGACCATCGAGACGCTCGTGATGGCGTTGCGCGCGGTCGATCCTGCCGGCGAGAAGCCCAAGGGCGAAGCGCGCCACAGCGGCATCGAGACCTTCATCAAGCAGTACCTCAACGCCAAGAAGGGCCAGTCCGTGCTCTCGCCGGTCATCCGGCAGGGCGGCAAGGTCGACGCCGGCATTCGCTTCGCCAGCAACCTCGTCTCGCTCCTCTACATCGCGGGCAATATCCCCTTGGCCGCGGCGTCGGCCGTGGGCGAGACGGCCTCCATGGTCCCCGTCCTGGGTTCGCGCGGGCTGGCGCTCGCCTACAAGCGCAAGCTCTCCGCGCAGGGCCAAGCGATCCTCGAGCACTATCGCTCCTTCACGGGCGAGCCCGTGCGCCAGGAAGTCTTCCAGCCGGGCCGCAACATCGAGGACCAACTCGGCGTCGTCGCCTTCGGGCTCCTCCAGGGCAACCGCGTCAACACGCTCGAAAACCTCATCTTGGGGAACATGACCGCCGAGGAGTTCGCCGCGGGCAAGATCTCGAACGAGCGCCTCAAGGAGATCAAGCTCGTCGCCGGGCGCTGGATCGACATGCCCGGCGCCAAGTCCGCGCTCGGCAGCACGTCGACGGGTGCGGCGCTTATGAAGTTCCGGGGGTGGGCCGTGCCCATCTTCACGACCGTTTTCACCGACGATATCCCGGCGCTCGTGACGTCGATCAAGACGCTCGGCAAGAAGCCCATGACGACCCAACAGGTCGCGGAGTTCCGGCGCGTGGCCGAGGTCGTGGCCGTGGGCGCTCTCCTGGGCTCGTGGGCCGCGGGCGACGAGGACGACGATTCCTTCACCGGCAAGCTGCGCAAGTACGCCCTGCGCGAGATGTCGACGATTTTCCAGGCGCTCAAGCCGACGACCGTGCTGACGGCGGGG